ATGTTATCTATGCCTTTCTTTACTACCTTGTTAGCATTATGTACATCATAGCCTGCAGTATTCATCTCGGCAATTATCTCAGGTCTTGAGTAATCTGCCATGATCTCTATTGTCTTATCTACATTCAGTATATCCATCTTCTCTATCAGCTGAGTAGTGGTGAGGTAGCTCTCATAGATAATCTTTTCAATGAATATGTCATTGTCACAGTAATAGACTCTGACTAGAGCTGTAGGGTGATTATATCCAAAGTCTAAGCCATAAACATACTTTACGAACTTAGTAGGTCTATGAGCAATAAAGGTCCAATTAGAGTAGATGTTACTTTTAGAGATAGCTTTCTCACCTAGAGCATATATCTGATACATTGCCTCATCAGTTCTCTTCAAGTCCTCTATCTGCTTCTTAATGCTATCCGGTAGGAATGGATTGTCCCTGTAGGTAGACTTAATCAGTATGCTCTCCTCAGTTGGTAGGTCATAAAGCCAGGAGGATGACTCAGATGGATTGTAATCAAAGATTAGCTTATCCTCAGTTCTCATATTGAGCTGAGTGAAATCATCATAGAATAACTCATTAGCCTCATTACACCAAGCCACATCCCTTTTTCTACCTCTTATCTTCTGCTCATCATCTACACTAAAGAACTCCACTATAGATCCATTAGGAAATGAGTAGATATGCTCTGACTTGTTGTGATTGGTAACCTCATAGATATCCATGTCTTTCATGATCTCTAGAAAGTCTCTCATCACTGTAGCTCTTAGAGCAGGGAATGTCTTTCTGATGATAGATACTACCTTATTCTTATTTTGATAGCAGTAGACTATTAGCATCTGACAAAGGCTGTAGGTCTTAGAGCTTCTACTGCCACCCTCATTGATAATGAATCTTAGTGCAGGATCAGTGAGAGCTGCATAGTTTTTCTCAAATATGACTGTACTATTTATCTCCACTCTTAATGATGTTCACTTTGATCTCAGAGATAGCTTGACCATTTGTAGTGATGTCTGATTTCTCAGTTAAGTTGTTTAATCGCTGAGTTATGGATGGATTGTATTGACCAACCATGCCACCATTAATTTGGTCCTGACGAATCTCTTTTCTTATATGCGTACAGACAACCCTATATTCTGAATATCTATCTCCTGAGTTATCAAAATAATGATGAATATCACCATACTCTTTGAATGCCCATACCTCAAATCCATCTAATGTCAAAGGTACTTCTAAAGGTATAGCTACTATCTCTCCTGTCTTATTAGATAAGCTGTAAGAATGTCTAGGATTGTCCTTAACTTTCTTTTTATATATGCCCCAAAGCTCCATCATTTGCTCAGGGGATTCTAATGTTCTTGGTCTACCTGCCATTATCCTTGTCTATTGTATCTCTTATTATAATTCTTACTTGTTTTCAGCTTAGAGGTCTTACTCTTAGCATGAACACCTGGTCTCTTTACCTTAGGCTTTCTAGCGAATGATATGCTACTCTGCTTCTGTGCCATCTTCGTCAGTTACTTCAGGCTCAGGGATAGGAGGCTTGATTGCCTTGTATTTTATTACCTTAGGCTCAGATACTGTTGGCTCTTCAAACATATATCCTAGACCTATAGACTCACAAAAAGTATAATTCTCAGCTGAGACATTTACATTATTACCTTTGTGAGATACTTTAACTCCAATAAATTTATCTTTAATTTTCATCTCTTAGTTGTTTTAAATCGGTTTTTATTTCTTGTATCCAATAATGAGCAGATGTAACAGGTATCTTAAAGTATTCTGCCATTGCTCTAGCTGTACTGTATCCTTTGTCAAAATAACATTGGAATACTATCAGCTTAATTCTATCTGTAATCCTCCCTCTATAAGTCTCTATCACTGCCATGTTATCCTGATACTGCATATCTTCTCTAATCTTATCCCATAGATCAGTATCATCATCCATTACTATAGGCATCTTACTATCTGTAGCTGTCACTCTCTCCTGTCTATTAGTTAGTGATGTAGACCAAAGGATCTGCATCTTAATAGTGTTGAGTAGATATGCTTTTACCTTACCTACATCAGTAACCTCTATATCTATATTACATAAATATAAAAAAGAGTTATTTATTACAGCATCTGCAGATATTGTAGATTTCATTCTTACTAGAAAATAGTTAGTGTATTTCCTTATCTCTTTGTAGTGAGCTGCTATGTATTGATCAAGTAAAGGTCTCATACCATTGTCTAAAATCCTTATACCAAATCTTCCTCCTCACACTACTACAAAAGCATTCTTTCTCATAAATGCCTGTCACTCTTAACTTTATTGCTTTGAGTTTTACTAGATGAATCTTATAGGATTGTTCTTTCTCAGGTAGACTAGCTATCTGATCTATTATTACTTGCTCAGCTTCAGTAAACATTCCTGTAATATAAACGACAATAGAGCTACAATAGTTGCTTCAATAAAGGACCAGGTGCATAATAATGTTAGCCAAAAAGATACGCATTTCATACAGGTAGCAGATGAGTGCAGATACATTGCTAGAATGCTAGGCTTGAATTTGCTATAGATTGAGTCAATCAGTAGCTGTAATGGCTCAAAGTTTACTAAAAACCATGATATTGCTATGTAGGTTAGTATATTCATTTGCCAAAAATAACAAAGGCAGCCATAAGACTGCCTAAAAGTTATTAGTTTTTTAAATAATTTTTCCACCATTTAATATAAAACTGCTCATTTACAGCCTTACCATTAGTGAATCTCCAAATGGAGCAGTAAGAGACTCCGATATCCTCAGCATAATGGCTGAGCTTATATCTTTGAGTGAGCTTAGACTTAGTCTCTTTAATCATAAAGTCCTTTATGCTCTGCCCTTTAGAAAGGGAGATCATCTGCAGGATTATCAGGTACATGAGCAGGAGCTGCTGCAGCTGCAGGTGCTAATACTTCTATCTTCCATAGCTCTAAAGAGTTAAAGTGCTTATCCTGCCACTCTCTACCTCTAAGATTGAATGATGCCTCTACCTCTTCACCTACTCTGCAGCCATCTAGTAGAGATACTTTATCTCCTGTAGCCTGTAGGCTGATGTGTTGAGGGAATTTTCCATCCTCTACTGTTATTACTACTTCTCTCTTAGAGAATTTCTCAGTCACCTTTACGGTATCACCTATCACTTTGATAAGTCCTCTTACTTTGTAATCATTCATATTATAGTTGTTATTAAATTATACATACCTAGTATTATTAATCCATAAATTATCAGCATCAGGATTATTGCCATTGTTTTCTCTGTCATACTACTTTGTCAGGGAATGGATTGTCTACTCCATAGTGTAATGTCTCTAGCTCCATAGCATACTCCTGTGCTTTCTTAGCTGCATATTTAGCACTGATGCCAGGATTGTTATGTATTAGTGCTTGTAGTGCTGCAATTAATGCAGTCTTATAAAAATCTTCTTGGTCCATGTTATTTATTATTTAATTGATTAATATACTTTACATAATACTCAGTGCAGTAATGCAGTCTTACCTTTATCTCCTCCTCAAGCTCCAGGTCTCTCTCAAATAGTATACTAGTGATTCTCTTAGATGCATCTATATGATCTACCTGATGAAGCGATAAGTTTTCCCATTCATTGAGTAGTGATGGATGAGTAGTAACCATACAATACACTAGACTAGCATATTGTTTATCATATAAAAAAAGGTAAGCACGAAGCTGCCACTCATAATCTTTATTTATAGCCTCCTCTAAAGTAGCAGGGAATGTCTCTAAGGACCAGGATGTCTTGATGTCTATAATTCGGTCATCTAGTACTATATCAGCTTCACCTGTAAGCCATTCATTAGTCAGTCTCTCAGTGTTCTTAGAGTAGTTAGTAAAGTTTACAGTATTGAGTAGAGCTATAGAATCATTCTCCTGCATATTACCTTTATTAATATACTTATTATTCAGCTCTACATTGTAGCCATAGAAATCCTGTTTAGCTACTGCTCTGATATAGCTCTTAGTAGTTTCAGATAGCACCTCAGACTTAGTCCGAGATGCTGTCATTAATTTCCCTAGTGATGATGGATGCCACTTCATAACAGGAGTAGTGCCTTAGTTTGCAAATCAGTTAGCTCAAATGCTGCTTTAAGCTGAGGGATAGTAAACTTACCATTCTGAATAGCTACAAGTGCCTCCTCAAATCTCTCAGGAGTAATAGCAGCTTTAGGAGCTTTAGGAGCTACACTAGCTAGATTAGCATCATCATCTACTGATTGTAAGCATAAGATACTGCTCAGAGTATATCTTCTAAAGTAAGTCACAGCAGATCCGACTTGCTGAGGATTAAGTCCAGCAGGTAGCTCCATGCATGACTCTATAGACTCATTAGAATCTATACATATTATCTGAGTACATACTGAATTACCTTGAATAGGTTGTAATAATAGTAGACCATTCTCTAATAGAATAGGCTCTACTGCCTCAGTAATGGCATTGATGTCAGAGTATGACTTTTTAAAGTGGGGATTGGTAGCATTCTTAGCTACTTTGCCGATTGACTGCTTAGCCTTGTGAAGCTTATGATGCAGAGTTAGTACAGGTGCTGATACTACAGCTTTTGTTTTTGTTTCCATAATAAAGTTTTAAATTTCAGTAAAGATAATCAATTATTTTATATCTGCAAGGAAATATAATAAAAATTTATGTTCAGTACAAAAATATATTTTATCACCTGTGAGCAGATTAGTTTTAATTATATCAAATCCATCATAATTATCTAGGATAAACTCATAATCTTTGCTTATCCAAAACTTCATTCC